GGCGTAGAACTGTGCTCCATACAAATCCTCTGGTACGCTTGTAATCTGAGACAGCAGTGAGTCAACGGCAGGATCCGGTGACAAACGAACAACCACCCGCCCAAAGAGCGAGTGGTTGACGCCGGGATCTACCCGGTAATCGCAATCTTCAGCCGTCAGTTCAGATGAGGCCGGAGAGGACCGCAGTCGCATCGCCGGAGAGGGCGACGACAGCAGTCTGGGTGAGGTAGCTGGTGTTCCGCAGTTGCTGGGCAAGGCTGACGGTGACGCTGGTGATCTGGGCATATCCGAGGATAAGACCCAGCGAGTTCACGGCAAGACCCGCCTGGACGGCGGTCGTGTCGATCAGGGTGCAGCCCGACAGGATGGTGCACGGGCCGCTGATCTGGAGCAGGAAGTAGTCGTCAGCGATGAGGCTGGAGGTCTTCGTGCTGCCGGTCTGGCCATTGGGGATCACGCCGAACGCGTAGCCCTGAGCGTTGGCCGGGAGGTCAACATTCCAGGTCGGAGCGCCAGCGACAAACTCAGTGACGACGCCACGGCCACCGGCATCAGCCAGGGTCGTGGTGAGCTTGGCGACAACATAGATCTTGCCATTGGCGAAGACCACCTTGCCGAGATCAGCCTTGTGAGCCGGGTTGGCCGAAGCCGTGCCGGGAGTGATAGGAGCGTGGAGGATGGACATGTGATGTTCTTTCTACCGGACTAGCCGGATACGAGAGCGATGATCCACCCCTGGCAGGTACACCCTACCAGGGGCTTCGCATCAGTTAGTTCAGACCGCACCGCTGTACTTGCTGGCGCGACCGAAGTAGCGCGGAGCACAGATCAACTGGCCGGGGAAGGTGCACGAGGCGAGCCACTGGCGACGATTCGGGTCGCGGGTGATCTCAGTCTCAAGGATACCGGCGTCTTCGCCGCTGACCTTCAGCGGGTTGCCGTCTTCCAGACCACGGTACAGCGGCTGGATCTTGAGCTTCATCTGAGCGCCGGGGAAGGCGTAGGCAGTGTCGGCGGGCATCAGATCATCCCAGAACCAGGACACGCCCTGGTGCATGATGACATCGGTCGGCCAGCCAGTCTCGGCAACATTGATCGCCTTATTGGTGTTCTGCACGAAGATCGTCTCACGGACAGCCTTCTTGCGGCCCAGGTACTCAAAGAAGTTGCGGTCGAGGATACCGACCGTGGGCTTCTTCATGCGATCCGAGTTGCTGAAGCGGCTCAGACGGAAGATGAGGTACGAGAGGAAGATCTCGATAGCATCGTCTTCATCCTGAGCAGTGCCGGTCCAACCAGCGGCAGCCGAGTTGACCAGGGTCGGGGTCCAAGCGTCCCACTGAGCCGAGTCAACCGACACCTGACCGGGCTTCAGGGCCAGGCCGAGGTACTTGTTGGTGCCATTGACGGCAACTTCCTTGTCGGTGCTGGCCGGGACCGCACTAGTGAAGGTGCCAGCGCCAGTCGAGGTCGTGGGCGGGGTGTAGCCCTCGATGTCGTAGTCGCCAATCGCGGTGCCGGTCGTGGCCGAAGCGCCAGTCGAAACCGCGCCCATGGCGTAGGTCGCGCTGCCGTCATAGCCGTTGCCAGGGAGCAGGGTCGGCAGACCCTCAATCGGCAGACCGCTGCCAGCGTAGATGCTGGAGTTCATCTGGAGCATCTGGTGACGCAAACCGTTCTCAGCGGTGATCGTATCACGGATCATCGCGGGGATTTCGCTCTTGCTCAGATCAACAATCGCGCTGCCCTTGTTGCGCCGGAGAGCGCCACGGTCCAGAGCGGTTGCGTTCACGACCTCAGCGAAGTTCGCCACCCAACGCTGGTAACGCTTTTTGTGGGTGAACAGAGCCGAGATGTCCTGACCGGGGGCCGAGATCGACGGAAGGATACGACCCGCCTCGATAGCGCCCGACAGTTCGTAGGTCTGCGACTGAAGCTGGGTGCCATCAGAGCCGCCCTGTACGTCGTATTCAATCGCGCCGGCCTTCTTGATCTCCTTGAACAGGGGATCGTGATCGGAGACGCCTTCCCAAGCGCCACGGGCGACATTGGCAAGAGTAGTGGTGGAAACGGGATCCTGGGAGCCTGACATGGGTTATCCTTCGTATTTGGCGAGTAGCTGAGCGAATCGCGGAGTGGATGGGTCGATGCCCTTCCGTTTGGCTTCTGCGATTGCAAGTGTGTAAGGGTCGGTGTTCGTGGGACGCGGGTCGCGGGTAATGGCAGCCTCGCCCTTCACCAGTCTCTGTTGTTCCTGCGCCATGGCAGCCTTGGCGTCCACCTTGGACGACTGGGCCTTGAGGCGCTGGTTTTCCGAATACAGCAGCATCATCTGCTTGGCATAGTCATAGGGTCGGCTCGGCATCTCTTGGAGAGCGCGGGCGAAGTCCTGACCATGCTCCTTGATGAGCGGCGCAAGCTGCGGGTCTTGGAAGTCCTGCTGTACAGAGTGCTGGGCTTCCATCTTCTGCATGAACTGCTGGACCTTCTGTTCGGCCAACTGCTCGACCATCGGGAGCAGAGTGCCATGCGGGTCGGTGAAGAAATCCCTCTGGAAGTTCTGAAGATTATCCCGGTACTCGTTAATCTGATTCTGCTCCTCGGGCGACATCGCGGAGATGATCGCCTGCTTCATGGCTTCCTGCTGCTCGGGCGGCAGATTGGCCGGAATGCGCTGAAGTTGGGAGTTGATGACCTTGGCACGCTCAAGCAATCCGTTGAACTTCTGATTCTCGGGATGAGCCTTGCTCCACGGCTTGAGGGATGCGGCCTTGGCTCGCTCATCCTGCTCCTGCTTCCACTTCTCCAGTTGTGAAGCCTTCTCCTGCGTCTGCGACATCTGCTGCTTCCACTGGCTGATCTGCCGGTCGAAGTAGCTCTGCTGATCGCGGAGCCTCTTTTCCAGGGTCGGTCCTTCTTTGGACCAATCGCGCTGCGGTGGCTGCTGTTCGGGTGACTGGCTATTGGGGGGTGTCAAAGACCCATCGGCTTTGGTGTCAGGTGCCACCGGATTGGTGGGCTGATCGCCATGCGTCGTCTGCTCTGCCTGAGCGGCCTCTGGTGCAGCAGCGGCCTCAACAGAGGGTTCGCTGGTCTGCTCAGAGCCGGTATCAGCCTCGGCTGCGGGCATGGTAGTCTCGTCGTCGTCCATTGTCAAGCCTTTCTATGGCTTATGCGTCATTATCAGTTACCGGAATGGCACTGATTGGTGTCAGGCTTTGATCACACTGAGTCCGCGCCGATGCGCCTCGTCAATAGCCGCCTGTCGGCTCTTGGCGTAGTATGGGCTGCGGACATCGTGATCCAACTGGCTGATGCGCCGTCCCTTGCCGTTGTTCTCGGTGGACCATACATAGCTATCGCCGCAGACGAAGGCGGGCGAGTTGATCATGCGCTTGGCGATCGTGCCACAGTCTGGGCATTCGATTGCTCCGTCGCGCTTGTCGATTGGAACGATCTCGTCAAAGATACACTTGCACGCTGGGCAGGTGTAGTCGAAGGTCGGCACGGGTATCTCCTGTTATTTCACCGGCTCATACATGCCAGACTCGTCGCCAATCTGGCTTGTCTTGCCACGGTTGATGCGATGTGCGTTCTGCACAGCGGTTGCAAGTTTTGGCGATTTGTTGAGGTCGACATTGTCGATCTCATCGAAAATTGCGTTTATAATCGCATTATAATTCATGCTCCCATCGCGGCGGATTGGCTTGTACTGGCTTATGACATCCATTGGCTTGCTGGCTAGCCAGTCATTGGCGGCCTGATCAAAAGATCCGTTGGCGAAACCTGCACCGTGGAGATATGCCATGGCAGCACGCTTCTTCCTCTCCATTGCTGACTCTTTCTGCTTTTCCATGGTATCCTCTTAGGCCGGAGGCGGGGTTCCGCCGGTTGGTCCGGTTAGCGGTGGGGCGGCTGGAGGCGCACCCTGCGGCGGCGGGGCCGCCATCATCATCTGCTGATTGGCGATCTGGACGGCGATATTGCGGGCAGCCCCTACCAACTCGTCGGACATGCGGTTCTTCTCAGCGAACTCGGCAGCTAGAGCCGACACGAACTCGCCACCACCAGGCATGTTGACCAGGCTCGGGGCAAGCTGATTCAGCGCCACATTCAGGTTCTGGATCTGGGCATCCAGGTCCATCCGGCGCATGCTGCCAGCATCAACCGTCCGGTCGGCTTCGTGGATCCACTTGTCCATGTCGATCAACTGCGGCGGTCCCATGATCTGGTCGATCTGCTCAGGCGGGATACCCTGCATGGCAGCCTGCTCCTGCATCATAGCCCGCTGCTGTTCCTCCATGGCGACGGCTTCAGGAGGCGCGATCTCGCCCCAGATCTTGCCAGCCTGTGCGCCAAAGAGCTTGGCAATGTCCTCGCTCGGGTGCAGGAAGCGGGCGGCAAACAGGCGCTTGCGGTAGAGCTTTTCCAAGAACTGGGTAACACTCTCACGCATACTGTCGCTGCGGGTACGACTGTTCTGCTCCACAAGCTCGGCAGCCTTGGCAGACCGCAACTGGGTCGGGGTCGTGCCGGAGTACAGCACTTCAGCCAGTCCGGTGGACTTCTCAAACTCGCTGGACAGGATCGACCACAGGCGCTCAAAGCCGGGCACCGGGTCGCCCCAGTCGATACGCTGGAAGTATTTGTTGATATCCGGCGGCTCATCCGTACCGGCGAACTTCGCCAGCAGTACGTCGATATGCTCACCACGCAGCACCTTGAACAACTGGTCGGACTCAATGCCCTGGCCGTTGTGGGTGATCGCCGCAAACGGCGTGCGGCTCATGTACCGCCACTTGGCAATGAAGGTCGTATAGGCGTAGTTCATTGCCCGCAGATGGCCCATGCCAGGCTCCATCGGCTGAAGCGGGAACATGCAACCGGGACGCTCAATCGGGTCCAGATAGGTGCCTGGCCACTCGTCAATGTGGAAGAACGGGATCTCCCAGTCGCCCTCGTACAGCACCTTGCCTTCAGCGACCACATACTTCTTCTTGGCGCTGGTGTCGATCTTGTCAGCGGTGACCGTCTCCATCGACTGCATGTAGTTGGTAGCGCCAACGCCCATCCAGATCTCGTAGTAGCAGATCAGGTCGCTCTGCGCGTCCGACTGCCGTTTACCATGATCCGGCTTACCATAGACGGGAAGCTGCTGGATGATCGCTGCACTGTCGGGGTAGCGGGCCATCAGTTCCCAGCGGGGCTTGATGCGCTTGCGAGCCTGCCAGTTCTGCTCCTCGACGCACTTGGCGTCAGGATCAACCACCAGATTGTCCGCACGGTCGAAGATGTCCTGAACGATGCCCTTCTTGTCGTTGTAGCCCGTCCACATGACGCCACGCCCACGCAGGAGCGCGTGATCCACACACCGACGCATCTGCTTGGCAAGTTCGCCGTGACGCGCCGAGTAGTCGGCGTACTGTTCCTCAATCACATGCCGCTGCTTCGCCCACTGATCTGCCCACGGCTCGGAGTTAACCGATGCGTCAGGATTATGCGGGTACAGGAAAGCACCGAAAATCTGGCAGAACTCAGAAGCCTTGTTGACGCGGGCCTGGAACGACTGATCAGCCTCAAACTCTTGGTAGAGGAAGCCGTAGTCGTTGCTGGTCGTGTACCGCTCGATCTCGTCGCCTTGCTTCTGCCATTCCTTGGCAGCATCCGTGCCGCCGTCCAGCAGGCGCTGAAGCGTCTTGCCGACCGGAAGCTCAACTGGGGTATTTTCGTCCATTGGATGTCCTGAGATTAGACGCGGTGTTGCGAATGTCAACGCTGGTCAACGG